GAGCAGATAAGTGATGCTAAAAATGAAACAGGATTTGCATCTACTGATTGGGCAGTATATAATATTGCAGGTGGAAATCTGACAGTTGTTTCAAGTAAACTCCAAGTAGTTACTGAAACAGATGAAGCTAATGAAGGAGTACAACTTGATAATTCTAAAGTTACTACACCTGTAGTCGGAAGAACTTATAGGATATCAGCTGAATTACAACAAACTGCTGGAGCAACTACTCCTACCATACATTTTGATTATGCAGGTACAGCATCAGACTCATTTACAATTACTGCTAGTGCTGTTGTATATACAGAAGATATTGTTGCTACAAATGCTGCTAGTGATTTTTTTATATACAATGCTTCAAGCGCATCTGCTACAACTTTTAAGATAGATGATATTACAGTTAAAGAAGTAGGCACAGCTTCAGGCTGGACAGATGCAGACCAACAACTAAATATACCTCAAACAGCATTACAATCTTATAATCAGATGTTATGGTGTAAAGCTTCAGAGTCAAGTAATGCTATTGTAACTGTTGCTGATAATGCTAATTTAAATGTAGATGACAAGGATTTTTCACTTTCTTGTTGGGTTTTTCCTATAACAGAAAGTGACCATTTACCTCTATGGAGAAAGGGTGGAGCAGGTAGTGAAGGATATGTTTTAGATATAAATACTTCTAATAAAATTTCTTTAAATATGAATGATGGCACTAGTAATAATAGTTATGACCATTTAACAGATGCAGCTCTTCCTAGTGGAGAATGGTCTCATGTAGTTGTAACTTGTGATAGAGATAGTGCTACAGGAATTAGATGTTATTTAAATGGAGAATTGCAAAGTGCTAATGGCGACCCTACTGGAGAAAATGAAGATATTAGTAATACTACTGAATTAAGAATGTTAGCATTTTCTGATGCTGATACTGATTCTTTTCATGGTGCAGCGACAGAGTTTATGTTATTTAAGGATAGTCTATTGACACAAGCAGAGGTAAATGAATTGTATAATGATGGTAAAGCTTTAGATGGAACTACACATTCATTGTTTTCTACTAAATGTACTGCATACTATAGAAATAATGGACTTGCTTCTTGGAAGAATCTGGCAACAGTTGCTGGTTCTGGAGCTACAACTACAGCTGCAGCCGATGGAACTGTAACTAATGGTACTGAAACCCTATTACTCCCAGCAGGAGTAGATGCTTCTAGAGATAATCAAGGTTTCTTAATGAATAGGCAGAAGACTACTAATAGTTTGAATTTGATTGATGAAGATAATTCTTATGTAGATGTGAGCACTTATAATGGACTGACATTTGGAGATGCAAGTAATGATTCAGCATTTTCAGTATCAGCTTGGATTAATGTTCCTGATTTATCATCCTTACCAATAATAGCAAAATCTAAGTCCTCTAACAGAGAATGGGTTTTTGCTTTTACTTCAAATGATGAGCTTTCTTTGTATTTATATGATGAAAATATAAATAAATATGAATCAATGAAAAGTGATAGTGGTTTTGCTGCTACAGACCAAAATAGTTGGGTTAATGTCGTTGCGACTTATGATGGAACTGGAGGTGCAGGAGCAAGTGGTGGTATAACTTTATATAGAAATGGAACAGCATTAGGGATGACTGAAGTTTCAACAGCTACATATGTAGCAATGGAATCATTAGCAGCTAATGTTAGGGTAGGCTCATGGGAGGCAACAAGTACTTATGCTGATGGTCAAATAGACGATGTATTGATATACAGTAAAGAATTATCAGCAGATGAGGTTGATAGAAATTATAACGCAGGTAAAAGGAGTCACAGATAATGGCACATTATGAAATGTATTTTTGTATACCTAGCAGTGCATATGATAGTGCTGTTGGGACTAAGATAAAAGAATTATATCCTTTAGTGGAATCAGTAGCAGATGATGGTACTGTAACTTATAAGTCTGCTCCTACATGGCATGAGATGATATTTGCAGGTAAGGTAGGTGCTCCTAGATACTCACATGATAAAGCTTATTGCATTATTAAAGGTGAATGGTCTATGAAAGAAGGAGTGTTAAGTGAGCTTATTGCATTAGGAGCTAGTAAAGCATATCCAAACTTTAGTATATTAACTAAATCTGAAGCACAAGCTTTAGCGGGCAGTTCAACGTTTACAGGAGAATAATATGACAAGTCATTTATTAGAAGCAGTCAAATTATCAGAAGGCTTTAGAGATAAAGTTTATAAGGATACTTTAGGTATAGATACTATAGGATATGGATTTGCAATTAAAGACCTTGTTCTTGATAAGGATATAGCTGAAACGATATTAAGAAGAAAACTTGATAATTTAATAGATAGAGCTAATAAAAGGTTTAAGTTTTTAAAGAATCTTCCTCAAGAAGCACAGGATATAGTATACGAAATGTGCTATCAGTTAGGTGTTACAGGTGTATCTAAATTTAAAAAGACATTACTTTACTTAGAAAATAAAGAGTTCAGAATGGTTTCTAAAGAAATGCTTGATTCTAAATGGGCCAGACAGACTCCTAATAGAGCGAATAAATTAAGCGATATAATGGGGAGTATAAGTGATGGATAAGTTTAATATTGATACTATTAAGACAACATCGTTTTTAATATTTATAATAGTTATGTGTTTTATAATTGCTAGTATTTTAAATTAACAGAGGAATGTATGATAGATAAAAAAATATCATTAGGAACTATTATAACAATACTTACGATTGTAGCAACCTTTATATACACTCAAGGTGCAACTTCAACAAAAATAGAATCTATTGAATCAGATGGTAGAGATAGCAGAAAGAAGATTCAGAGCAACAAAGATAAAGTCCAAAGGCTAGAAGTTAGTGTTGCAAAGATAGAGGCTAAAATAGATGAAGGATTTAAGAATATAGAAAGATTATTGATTGGAAAATAAACCAGGATAGGCTATAGGTAGAATAAAAAAAGATACAGGTGTGGTAAAAAGGGCTGTAGTTACGCCCGATAAACATTTCCCTTTACATGACCCTGATGCTATCAGCGTTGTAAAGAAAGCAATAGAAATAGTAAAGCCTGACACTTATATAGATTTAGGTGATACAGGTGAGTGGTCTTATTTCAGTACTCATTATTGGAGAGGCAGATTTGCAAAGCCAATGGAAGATTTAATCCCATTATTAGATTCTGATGTTAATGAGGTAAATGTGGGAATGGATTGGATAGATGAATCGCTTGATAAAGTTAATTGCAAAGAAAGACACTTTATACAAGGTAATCATGAAGTATGGCTTGACAACTTTGTCGTTAGGTATCCATACTTAAAACATTATATGACAGAGAAAGCTTTACGATTAAAGGAAAGAGGATATAAATATCATCCTTATAATAGAAAAAAGAATTTGAAGATAGGCAAATTAAACTTTACACATGGAAAGTATACAACAAAATATCATGCATTTAAACATCTAGATTATTATTGTGAGAATATTATGTATGGACACACCCATGACTTACAAAGATTTACTAAAACTTCAAATGGAGGCACTATAAGCTCATGGAGTTTAGGATGCTTAAAGGATATAGAGGCAGACGAGGATTGGCTTGGTGGTAAACTCACTAATTGGAACCATGCCTTTGCTATAATAGATTGGTTTAAAAGTGGAAATTTTAAAGTAGAGGTAGTTGAAATCATTAAAGGTAAAACAACATTGTGGGGAGAGGCAATTATAGGATGATTGGAGCATTAATGATATTTTCTGTTATAATTATAGTGGGAGTTTTCCTTATATCAGCGTATAAGTGGTGGATAGAGGAAAGGGAGAAGAGGCTTTAGATGGATTTTATTAATATATTAGAAACATTTGGAGTGCCAGTAACCATGAGTATAGCTTTTGGTTTTTTCATATGGAAACAGAATAAATGGATACAAGATACTTTAATGCAAGAATTAGAAGAATCTCAAAATAGAACTGAGAACATTCTTATAAAGCTCATAGACGCTCAAAAACAGATGCAAATGGAACAAAAAGACATTAAGGCTAGCTACCATGCCATTGTAGAAATATTGTCCAGTTTAAGCGGTAATGGGCTTCGAGAGAAGTTTGTAAGGAAAGAGCGTGTTTCGGGAAGAGATTACTAATAAGCTAAGAGATATTGAAATGTCTCTACATGAGGTAATTATGAGGATAGAGAGGTTAGAGACAAACTCTCATCCCAAAAAAGACTTTGTAAGGTGCAAAGAATGTGAAGAACGAATAACAAAGGCCAGCGAGTTAATGCAAAGTGCTGGTGACGAAACAATATAAGGAAAATACATATGAGCTTATTTAATGAAGTTGCAGAGAAAGCTAAAAAGGAACTTGCCGATAAAATATTTGATGATGACCTGCAGAAACAGTTAGTTAAGGCGTTAAATGATAATGTTGATATTCCCTTCTTGTCTGAAAAAACTGAAGAAAAAATATTTAACGCATTGTATGACTCTGTACAGGATGTTGTTAAAAAAGTAATTATTGCCAAACTATAAAGATAACGAATCTGAACTTAAAATATGTGGGCATTATTTTCTAGTTAGATTTATTGAGAATCTTAGAGTTGAAGGTGATGCTCATGCGTGGGGACGTATTCATATTGGTAGGCAGATTATAGAACTGGAACTTGATTGTTCTGATTCTAAAAAAGAAGAAATCATCGTTCACGAAACTCTCCACGCTATTGATAATTCTCTGGGTTTAGGGCTTGATGAGGGACAAGTATGTTCATTAGCCAATGCGTTATTTCAGCTAGGCCTAGGGGAGAAACTAATATCTAAAGTAGATATTCCTAACTTATAGAGTAATCTATATTCTTTATTTCTATTAGAGCTAATTTTGCTATATCGGCTCTATTAGAATCTTCTATAGCCTCTAAAGCTATTAATGCTAAAGCTAACTTCTTTCTTATAGCACTAACCTCAACATTCAAGATATTCTTCTCGCTTTCTAACTGCAAGATGTAGTCTTGGTCCATTTTATTCTCCAACTTGTTGTGTTTGTTTTCCAGTATCTTCTCGGCACACTAACATACTTAGGATAATTTATGTTATATATATTACTTTTCCTAGTGTCGTTACTCATGATTATTTTCCCTTAAATATAGTGCTAAAAGTATAGCGTCAGATGTGTACAAGGTCACTTTTTCACTTGGAAATTTGTCTTTTGCTAACTGTTTCAGCTGATTTTTCCTATCTTTTTTCTCTTTTGATAGGGGTTGATACTTTTTTTGCCACATTTTTGGTGTTATAAACTCATATTCTACACCTAGAGCTGATAATATCCCTTGCCATTGCCCATAATTAGTCCCAAATGTGAATGTAGAGACAACTCCTTGGCCTGGGAAGCTATGAACTTTCTCTAATAAAGCTACAGCCTCATCATCAATAGTTTCTTTTAATGCTTCTGCCATTTCTACTGGAGTTTTAGGGCATTTAAATGTACTAATAGAGTAATAGTTGTCTATAACAGCTACTCCTCCATTAATTCCAGGGTCAATACCTATATATTTCATTTAGTATCCCTTTTTAGATATTCCTCCACTTCTTCTAAACTAGATTCAATAGGAAAGTCTTTACTTAATGGATATTTATTTCTATCATCACACTCTGGTTTTACAAATTCCTTATGAAATATAAACTTAGGGGTATCTTTATTACAATATTTGCTGCCTTTCCAATCCTCATTCCAAGCAACTACAAGTTCTCCTGCTTTTGTTATTTGTTCTCCACAACTATCACATTTCATTTTACTTCTCCTTTGTTTTAAATGCCTTATTTATTATCCATTTATGAGCTGAATGGGAATATTTTGCAGATAATAATTCCTCTAAATTATACTTTTCCGAATTAAACCATCTTGTCAAAGTTCCTCTACATCCACTACAAGCCATTCCCCAGTGTTTACTTCTTCCATTCTTAATTAACCATCCGTTAGGTACATCACAATACTTGCAATATCCTTTTACTCTTTTTTGTTTAGATGGTATTTCTATCTTATTGACTTTTTTCATCACTCCTCTATTTTTTCTATAATAATTTTATTATTTTGTGCTTTTATATTAACATGTTCCGACATTTTCCAACCTAATATATCAGACCATATTTCTTTAGGAATATTTATATGTGTCTTCTGGCTATTTCTTAGTATTGTTTTCATTATTACTCCTTTTTATGTTTTTCCTATACTCTTTTCTAACTTTCATTAATTTTTTACTTTTAGTAATATGGCTGTAATTAAACATACAATGCATTTGCAATGAATGTCCTACCTTTGGACTATCTACATGTAAAAAATCTATAAACTCTGTAACTCTACCCATTATTCCTCCAATATTTAGCTCTATAATAAGCTTTTATTTTATTGTCTTTTTTCCTTACTGGCCTTAATATTTGTTTCCCCATAGTATTTGTATAAAAATCATCTTCATCCCAAACACATACATAATGAGGAACTATACCTATAAGATTAGGGTTATTGCAATTATGTATTTCCTCTATAGGTTGAAATAAAATCAGTGTGAATAGATAATATGACATAATAGCTATCATTTAACTGCCTCTCTAAATTCTTCTACAGACTTATAGTTTGTTCCCATCCTATGATTATAGGCTCTTAATTTTTCTGCCTCTACTTCTGGATTAGCCTCTTCTTCTTTTTTATCATCGTAATTTCCATCTAATACTTTGTCCATGTTTGTAGGAGATAGTGCCCAGTCCATATTAGCTCTCCAGTCTGAGGTCCTACCAGATAAGAAATCGGATGACTTTATTCGTGCGAAGTACTTTTCCCAAAACTCAAGAGTTGGGTTTTCTTTTATTCTTAACTTTAAGGACCTCAATCTGGCGTTCCTTATAGTATTCACTATAGGAATGGAGGAATTTTTAAACATATTATTCCACAAATCTTTTACTATTTCTTCTATATTAGTATTGGTGTTATTATTAGTTTTACTATTCTTTTTATTATTATGTTCAGCTTTTTCGGTATAGGTATCCATCTTTTTCGGTATAGCTATACTCTTTTTTAAGTATACCTTTCTCAGATTTCCTTTAGACCTATCCACATCTATCTGTACATATCCTCTCTTCGCTAACGAAGATACCCATGATGATACTGTATTTTTATTTACATTATAAAGTTCAGAGAAGTAACTGTTAGAGGCCCAACAATACCCATACTTACTACACAAGGCTGTTAATTCCGCATACAGCAACTTCTCAGATGAACTTAATTGTGAATCATACCTTACATCAGAAGGTAATATCGCATAGTACGAAGGAGTATTCATACTATGGTTGCTCATTCTTACCTCCTGCATCTTCTACAAGCTTATCAAACTTAGTCCCAGAGCTGTTTTTAGCCATCTCCTTAGACTTGAGACTATTAATGAATAATTCGGCCTGTTCGGATGTTATCGTAGGCTTTTTAATCCAATCAAGAGATGTTTTATACTCTTTTTCTGTCATATGTACTGACTCAATAAGACCTCGTATCTCTTTTAATTGAGACTCAGTTATATAAGACGTATTAAACTTAATATCCATCTCTTTAATATATCTATTGTCATCAAACTTACCCTCAAATATATCAGAGTTGAACCCTATTTTACTAAGACCTTTAGTTAGAGCATCAGTAGATACTTTCTTAGCAAACTCCTCATCTAATCTTCCATTTTTTTGCATGGCTATAGATGAATTAATAGGGAAACAGCCATCATCACCCGAAGATTTATACCAAAACTCAGCTTGATATAAGGCCATTCCATTTGTCATAGGAGTGAACACTTCATTTTTAACACCCCAACCAAGACCTATAGGGCCAAACATCTCTGTGGCTCTCTTGACTTGGTATTGAGCGTCAATAGCTGTAAATCCACCCCGCTGATTTACTTTTTTTGTATGTTTAGGGTCAGTCTCGCAGACCTGTTCCCATAACTTCATGTTTTTATTAGTCATTATTCCCTTACCTTTCCACCAAAGTTCTCTTCACACTCACTCCAATAAGCACAAAACTTCTTAGAACACATGAAACTAGAACGATTTGGTATGTATGTTTCGTTATCTATACCCTTAGCTACATTCTTTATCAAGCCAAGAGCATACTTTTTGTCCGCATTATTAGGTTTCCATCTGACTTGTTGAATCTTAGGATTCTTATTCTTTATCAGATAATCTAGTCCTAATTCTTTTATATCCTCATTATGATTTTCTTTATATCCAATCCCATACATAGTTAATTGTAATATATGGTCATATGATATTTTATATTTCCCATCTTTTTGAGGGACACTTCTGCCTGCTGTTTTATTATCTATAATAGTTTTGTCTTCAGTAATAACATCAGCAAACTGAAGTATATCATATCCAAAATCATCAAATTCTATTGCTAGTTTTTCTTGAACAGATATAGGCTGTATCTTTTCAGCTATCTCATCTGCCCATTTACCTATTGAATTTATACCGACTTCTCTTAAATCGTCTGGTTTATCGTCCCTATGGAAGACAGTATCATCTCTATTGCCATCATATTCTGTAACAAAAGCATCTTTAACATCATCTGATGGTAAGTTTTCTCTAGTTACTATTTTTTGTTCCATATCTACATTAATAGCATTATCTACTGATTTTCCATATAGCAATGCAATTCCAGGCGGTTTAGGGCCTATCATCTTTTTAAACATAAATTGAGCCGAACACTTCAAGTATTGGTTTATTGAAGATGGGCTTAAATGTGGTTTATCCATAATTCCTCCTTTGAATAGGGAAGCCGAGTGTCAATTAAGAAGTATAAAGGAGCAAGATGAATAAACTTGCAAAACTTCTTCGGCTAGGCTCACGCTTGTAGCTCTTCACTCGGCTAGGACACACTAAAA